TTTATTGCTGATACTTATCCTGAAGCTATTGATTATAAATTAGAACACCTCAAGATAATGTTTATCGATATTGAAGTTGGTTCAGAACATGGTTTTCCCAATCCAGAAAATGCTCATGAAGAAGTTACCGCAATTACAATCAAAATAAATGATGACATTCAAGTATGGGGTTGTTCTGACTTCAATAATACTCAAGAAAATATTACATATAATAAATGTGGAGATGAACGTCAATTACTAGAACAGTTTGTGATGTATTGGCAACAAAATTGTCCTCATGTAATTACGGGTTGGAATACTAAAACATTTGATACTCCGTATTTAGTTAATAGAATCCGTGGAGAATTGGGACCAGCTTGGGTCAAGAAACTCTCGCCATGGGGATTTGTAAAAGAACAAAAGATTTTTGGTATGGGCGGAAAAGAAGTTCAGACTTATGAAATATATGGTGTGTCTGAGATTGACTACATGGATGCATATAAGAAATTTACTTATACCAATCAAGAATCCTATAGATTAGATCATATCGCACATGTTGAATTGGGTGAACGTAAACTAGATTATTCTGAAGTAAATACTTTACACGAATTGTACAGAACGGATTATCAAAAGTTTATTGAATATAATATTCAAGATGTGTTATTAGTAGATCGTCTTGAAAAGAAGATGAAACTTTTAGAATTGATTATTTCCCTAGCATATTTGGCAAAGTGTCCATTCACAGATGTTTTTGCTCAAACTAGATTATGGGATTCTATCATTTATAATCATCTCTTGAAAGAAAAAGTAGTTATTCCTCAAAAGAAAAATGAAAAAAAGGGGGATATGTATGAAGGTGCTTATGTAAAAGCACCACAAAAAGGTAGACATAAGTGGATAGTTAGTTTTGACTTGAATAGTTTGTATCCACATTTGATCATGCAATATAATATTTCTCCAGAAACTATTCTTGGTACATGGCAGGATGATATTGGTGTAGATGGATTATTGAATAAAGAATTTGATACAAGTGTTTGGAAAGAAAAGAATGTAACAGTTACTCCGAATGGGTCGGTTTATCGTAAAGATAAACAGGGGTTTCTTCCTAAGTTAATGGAAAGTATGTATAATGATAGAGTTACATACAAGCAGTTGATGTTAGAAGAACAGAAAAAGGGAAGAAACGCTGACCCCAATAAATTATCACAGTATTACAATTATCAACAAAACCTAAAGATTGCACTTAACTCCGCATACGGTGCAATGGGTAATCAATGGTTTCGGTATTATGATGAACGAAATGCAGAAGCCGTTTCTGTTGCTGGTCAATTGTCTGTTCAATGGGCAGAAAATGCGGTGAATGGCTACTTAAACACTACATTGGGTACGGTGAATAAGGATTATATTGTTGCTATGGATACTGATTCTTTATATGTTTGTTTGGAAGATCTTGTTTCTAAAGTTGGTATTACTGATGATGAAAAAATTGTTGATTTCTTAGACAAAGCATGTGGAAGAATTGAAGGGGTTATTGAAGAATCTTATAAGGAATTGGCTGAGTATGTAAATGCCTATCAACAAAAGATGGTCATGAAACGTGAGGTCATTGCTGATACAGGTATTTGGACAGCAAAGAAACATTATATTCTGAACGTTCATGATTCTGAGGGGGTTCGATATGAAGAACCTAAATTAAAGATTGTAGGTATTGAAGCTATTAAGAGTTCTACTCCACAAGCTTGTAGAGAGTCATTGAAAGCTATTTTCAATATTATTATTTCAGGTACAGAAGATGAGGTGATTAGTTATATTGAAAAGTTTAAAGAGAAGTTTTTTAGTTTAGATATGGAAAAGATTGCATTTCCAAGATCAGTTAATGGACTAAAAAAATACAAAGATCCCGCTAGCATTTACACAAAGGGTACTCCAATTCATGTAAAAGGTTCATTGATTTATAATTACATGCTGAGATCAAAGAAACTTACAAAAAAATATCCTATAATTCAAGAAGGAGAAAAGGTAAAGTTTGTTTATCTTAAAGACCCAAATCCAGCGGGGGATAAGGTAATTTCCATATTAAATAATTTACCTAAAGAATTTGAATTGGAAAAATATATAGATTATGATACACAATTCAACAAAGCTTTTGTTGAACCACTGAAGGGTGTATTAGATGTAATAGGGTGGGACACGGAACGTCGTTCAAGTCTTGACAATTTCTTTATTTAGTGTATAATAGTAGTATATGTAAAAGGTAACATGGCAGGAAGTATAATGGTAAGGTATGCACGAAAGACATACAAACAACAAAAAGCGGACTCTGTAGAAGACTTTAGAAATTTAAATCATTCTGTAGATATTATTCCAGAGTCAATGTCTGTTATGACTTTTGAAACTCAAAAAGAGGCGGGTAAGTTCGCATCATCCATAAGAGATGACGGATATCATGTCATAGAAATAATTGATAAATGACTATAGAAGAAAATAAATGTGGAAATAAATAACATGATTAAAATTATTTTAAGTGAAATTAAAAGAAAGGAAGACAGTGAGTGATTTTTTAGATAATTTATTAAAAGCGACAGGTAATGAATTTGGTTCAAAAGTGTCAGATGGAGTTGAAGCTGGAGATGTTTCCGGTTTTGTGGACACTGGAAGTTATATTTTAAACGCATTAGTTTCAGGAGATATTTATGGAGGAATCCCTTCTAACAAAATTACAGCTTTGGCGGGCGAGACAGCAACAGGAAAAACTTTTTTTGCATTGGGCATTGTCAAACAGTTTCTTGCAGACAATCCTAGCGGCGGCGTTCTTTATTTTGAGTCTGAGTCTGCACTCACCAAATCCATGATCGAAGAACGTGGAATTGATTCTAGTAGAATGATAATTCTCCCTGTAACAACCATTCAGGAATTTGCTCATCAAGCAGTTAAAGTGGTGGATAATCATACTCAAGATAGACCAATAATGATGTGTTTAGATTCACTCGGAATGTTATCTACTACTAAAGAAGTAATCGATATTTCCGATGGTAAAGAAACCAAAGATATGACGCGAGCACAATTAGTCAAAGGTGCTTTCAGAGTATTGACATTGAAACTTGGTAAGGCAGGTATTCCATTATTAGTTACTAATCACACATACAAACAAATGGGCACAATGTTTCCAACTGATGTAATGGGCGGAGGAAGCGGCTTGCAATATGCCGCTTCAACTATTATATTCCTTTCCAAGAGAAAAGAAAAAGAAGGAACCGATGTCGTAGGAAATATAATTCATTGTAAAAATTTCAAATCTAGATTGACTAAGGAGAACAAAAAAGTTGATGTTCTCTTACGGTATGATAAAGGTTTGAATAGGTATTACGGGCTCATTGAGTTGGCAGAAGACGCGGGAATCTTCACCAAAGTATCTACAAGATATGAGATGCCGGATGGTTCTAAAGTATTTGGTAAAGCAATTTTAAATGATCCTGAAAAGTATTTTACACCAGAAATTCTTGATAAATTAAATGCACATGCAAAGACGGTGTTTTTGTATGGTGGATTTGATAAAGGAGAGGTGGTTGAAGAAGAAACCGTTGATGAAAAAATTGAGGTAAAATGAGTTATAATTTTTTTGAAGCACAGGAAAAACCATATCAAGAATGTACAAATCCGAATGATCCAGAAGATAAATCATTATGTGTTCTTGTTCAAGATGGTTCAAAATTTCATGGTGCTATAGTTAGATATACTACATTCAAATTAGTAGAACAAGAATTAACGGGTGATGATATAGCTTGTCAATATGAATATGAAATTGAGGTGCCTCCACATGACATAAAACATGAAATTACAGAAGAAGAAGGTAAGGAATTTGAGAAAAAATTGGGCGAATGGGTAATAGAAATTATACAAACACAAATGGATAAACATGCAACAGCGGATAGAGACACTAATACTTAAAAATCTAATACATAACGATGAATATTCACGAAAAGTATTACCGTTCCTAAAAAATGATTATTTTATGGAACATGTAGATAAACTACTGTATACACAAGTGAGTTCTTTTATTA